CTTACGCCCCCCGTTAGTCTGTGTGGCCCGCACTTACGTAGGATAAGGCGCATGCGAGAGATCCCTGCTCACCGTACTCAGTCATATGGTACGGTGATGAACTTCTGGGTAAAGGGCGCTGATAGAAACGGCGTCCCAGTCGGAGCATATGCAAAGGCTCCGCAACCAGTAGGCATGGGATCTCGGAAGGACTCTCTGCTGCTATCAAGTGGACACCTAGCACCGTATCAGAGGAATCTGTATAACGGTGGGGACTTTTACCAGGTTACAACGGAGACACGGGTCAATCCTGGCTCGTGCGACGTTTTCCTGCGTACAGGCCCAGGGGGCGGATGGTATTCATCCGGTCCCCTCTTCCCGGCATGGGCATATACTGCCCTTCCCGCGATGCCCTCTTTTGGGGCAATAAGGTCCATCATGGTACCACTGGGGACGAAAGGGTGGAACCGCTTTAAACCGGGTAAACCCATCGCCTCAGTGTCGCAATTCATAGGAGAATTGCGGCAGCTTCCGAAGAATCCGTTTCGTCTAGCCGCCGACATGGTGAAAGCCATGCGGCGTAACATGGTCGCGGGAAATCCGGGCCGTGCTGTAGACGAGTTACGGAGGGCAGTTGGGGATCATTACCTCAACTACTCCTTCGGTTGGAGACCGTTTCTAGCGGATCTTGAAAAGATCGCTGACTACGACCAGAATCTGGTCAGAGCCATGCAACAGCTTCGCCGCGATAATGGCAAGACTGTTCGAAGAAGCGGTACCATTGAGTCCGACACCTCGACAACCTCCTTCAGGGACAATTCTGGATCCTCCAATGGTTATATGGAGTGTCCATGGTGGTCCGGTAACTCCGGAGCGTCGCACCGTGAGGTGACCATCACTACCGAATGGCGGTGCTGGTTCTCAGCGGGCTTCGTATACCACCTCCCAAGGGAGTCGGATGCGAATTCCTTAGCTCCGATCCACAGGTACCTGCGCGGTGGGGGGATTAACCCCTCCATCGTTTGGGAACTAACCCCGTGGAGTTGGTTGGCAGACTACTTCACCAATGTCGGCGATGTGCTCGACAATTGGGAAGCCTCGAGGTCGCTTGCACTCGCAGCCAAGTACTGCTACGTGATGTATAACAAGAAGGTGACTGTCACCTCCAGCCATAGCTCGCGGATGTGGAAAACATCAACGGGTGAAAGCTGGAGTGGCTCATCTTCTACAACATCGCGTCAGGAACTCAAGGCACGCACTTGGGCGAGCCCCTACGGCCTGGGATTCACTTCAGGGAATCTTAACGATTCTCAGAAGGCGAATCTCGTAGCGCTTGGCATGTCCAGGCGTATCTGAGCACTGCTCAGGACCTGGGTAAGGTAATCGGGCCTTATCCTTCAACAACCAGCGAAGAGGTATTCCTCATGTTCGCCGATCCTCAGTCTATCACGGTTAACACGGTGGCGCAGTCTCTGCCTGCCGTGTCCCGTGCTCCCGACGCGTCCGTCTACCGCAAGGATAACGGGGATTATTCCCTGTCGATCCAGAAGCAGCGGACGCGCAACCGCCGGCGCTACGCCATCCGTGTGGATGCGCGTAAGATTGCGCCGGATCCGCTCGCGAGCTCGAACAACGTGGAGTATACCTCCACGGTCATCCTCAGCATGAATGCACCCTTCGTTGGGTACACTAATGCCGAGATCAAGGATATCGCACTGGCGCTTAGCGCCTGGGCGACGTCCGCGAATCTCCTGAGGGTTCTTGGTGACGAGACGTAAGTCTCGTTTATCTAGGACCTTCAGGTGGATGCATGGTAACCGTGTAGTTTAACGGCTGCACGGCTAAAGGGCTAACTAACCCTCAATCCCATAAGGAAAGGGACTAACCATGACGAGCTTCAGAGCCTTTCAGGCCCGCGTACTACTTAGCCCAGTCTCCACTAGCGTGGATGGGCGGGTGTCTTACTATCCGGAAAACGTCAAGGTTCTACACCTTGTCGTTAACCATGATGCTGGGACAATCCGCCCACACCGCGTGCACGTTTTCACTCAGCTCTGCTGGGTGCGTGCGATGGAGGTGGCAAAGTGGCCACACTTCAATGAAGCGTGGAACTACGAGGGCTGGAATGCTTCGCGGCAAGAAGCGGAGTGCTTTGCGCTTAAGAGCATAGCTCTCTTCGAGGGGGATTTCTATCCGTCTCGGCCTATTTGGCCGTCGGGTAGTCCCTGCGAGGAGATCTGGTTCTCGAGCATGGAGCCTCTCCGTCGGGGGTCTACAGCGCTGAGGAACCGATGGGTGATGAACGTTTCGCAACGTCATTTCCCCATCTTCGGTGATCATTGGGAGGAGGAGGGGTAACCCACTAACAATGGGGCCCCTGAAAAGCCTCTCAAACCTCTTCGCTGAGATCGTCCGCGATTGCGGACTCGCGTGCCACACCGACCCATCTGGCGATATCCGAAAGGGCATCGCCAGAATCGAAGAGGAGGGTATAGGGTTTCTAGCCCTTACTCTCCCTGTCCTCTCAGAGGCCCTCGAAAGAGGCCTCGAAAGTGGACAGTTGGACCTCACAGGCGCGACCGGGTTTACCCGTAGCGCTGGTCTCCCTTTATTTCTCAAGGGTTTCCTGAGGCAGATCTTCGACGAGAGTGGACGACTCCTGGACAAACCGTGCCCGGAGGCAGTCCGTTGCATTAGGCAGATTTGCCTGATGTGGAAGAAGATACAGCTTCCGTGCGCCGACAAGCGCATACGTGCTGCCTTCGATACCTATGTCCAGACAGACAAGGAGATCCCTGATGAGTCGATTGTTGCCAAGAGTTTCAGTACTCTTGTGGAACGTTTCGACTTTGCTGCCGGGGTTCTTTGGACGGAGGTCTTGGGCGATGCGAGTAACATTGCATCGTCACGAACTTCCATCCCGAAGCACGGCCCAGGGGCCACGGCGGAAAGGATACGCGCTAACAGCAAGTATCGTATTCGTACGTGGCACGAAAGACTTGACCCGTATTTTCCCTTCGACGCCTTCGGGGTTGTAAATCCCATATGGGCGTTAGAGGACGAGGTCTTGTCCAACGTTTCGTTCCTGTCTCCCCGGGACGAACCACCTGTTCGGGTGGTTACCGTCCCTAAGACCTTGAAGGGCCCACGAATCATCGCCATTGAGCCTGTCTGCATGCAATACACGCAGCAGGCATTGATGGAGGTGATCGTGACCGCGCTTGAGTCTCATCAACTCACGCGCGGGAAGATTGGCTTCTCGGATCAAACCGTGAACCAATCTTTGTCGTTGGAGTCTTCAAAGTCCGGTCGTCTCGCGACGCTGGACCTCAAAGAGGCTAGCGACCGTGTCCCTTTGTGGGTGGTGGAGCGTATGCTGAGAACCGTACCCGATATATTGGGTGCGTTATTAGCATGCCGTTCCCTCACTGCGGACGTTCCTGGGCATGGAATCATCCATCTCAGGAAGTTCGCGTCTATGGGGTCAGCGACCTGTTTCCCTGTTGAGGCGATGGTTTTCTTTACCATCATCGTGGCGGGGCGACTATCGGCGCTGAGTCGTCGACCTCGAGTTTCCGATGTGAAGCGAATTGCATCGGAGACTTACGTCTATGGGGACGATATTCTGGTTCCCGTAGACCAGGTGGATCTCGTGATTAGTAGCCTGGAGGCTTTCGGCCTCAAGGTGAACTCCCAAAAGTCTTTCTGGACTGGTAAGTTCAGAGAGTCTTGCGGGATGGACGCATTCGACGGCGAACGGGTTACACCCGTCTATGTCCGTAGGATGCTGCCTCTCACGAGAACAGACGCTGCAGGCGTGTTATCTTGGGTCTCACTCAGAAACCAGCTATACCACGCTGGTTACTGGGGGTCCGCTGCTTACGTGCAGCGTGAGGTCGAGAAACTGCTCGGTCCTCTACCCATGGTAACGCCTGAGGCAGGGTGCCTGGGCTGGAACAGTTTCAAAAGAACCGTTTCAGTCCAAGGATGGGATAGAGATCTTCACAAATTCCTGGTGAAGTC